AATAGTGCTGTTTGGGTGTCTGCTAGGGTTAACCGCCATAACACTAACCCTTTGCCCTTTATGTGTATGAACATAACCCCCTCTTGACAATCTATATATCTTCATTGTATCTAAATTAGCCGATGCTCTAAACCAATCACTAGGATAATAATCTGACATTTCTTTAAAAACCCTAGCAACGCTTACTTGTTCTTTCTTTGTTAACTTTGTTGTTCCTGCATTTACCCAATCAAGAGCATTAGGTAGCTTAGTAGGTTCTACAGGATTAATATTTAAAAAACTATCTAATGGTAAATCATCGGGTATGCCAAAATCCCTTATCTTTTTTAATTTACTATAAACAGTATCCCTTAAAACCCCCTTTTTCTTTTCCCAAATTTGCCTTTTTGCTTCATATACATTATGCATTTGATCATAATTTATTAAAACATCATCAGGTATTTTTAATCCACTTTGTATATACCTTTGTTTTGCTTTTGCATAATAATCGTCTGCTTGTATTTTAAGAATATCCTGTTCAATAAAACTGTTAACAGCTTCTTGTACCCCTGGATCCTTCTCAACCTCTTTATAAATAATATCTCCTATTTTTTCTATATCATCCTGGCTCAAATCTTCTTTATCCAACATATCCCTTACTTCTTTTTCCCATTGGTCTAAATCTTCCCTTTCCACCACCTCTTCTTCCGTTAAACCCTCTATATCTTCCGGCTTAACTTCCTCTACAATCGGTATAAAATCACACCTACAACTAGGATGAATTGATTGGCTAACTTCTTCCGCTTCTGCTATTGTAAATCTCTTATTATGTATTTCCTCCAAACATTCTTCACATGTTCTTTCATCTAATGCAGCCCATCCCATTACCTCTTCTACAAATCCGCTTTCTTTATATTGTTCTAAATTACCATGCCTATATGCCCTGATTGTTTCTGTCCTAGCTATATTTTCTGCCCTCCACCCCTTAGCATCTTCAAATGTATCTGATACGCGCTGCCTTAAACCATCTATTCCTTCCCCTGCATCCATCCCCGTTAGTAATTCTAATCTTAGTTTATCTAATGTTGTATCATTTATTCCCCTTATTTTCGTTCCACTTTCCGTATGGATCCAGTTCATAGCTTCCTCATTTGTTGCATCATAAGATAATTCTATTCCTAATATATCCGCTCCTTTCTTAGCTCCTTCTTCCAAGCTTTCCGCTAATATAGGTTTAGAAAACCTTTCCAGTTCTTCATTATACTGTTCCCTGTCAAATAATATTTTTTCTATATCTTGTTGTGTAAGATCCTTCTTAGATTTCCCAAACAAAGATAATTTAAAATTAACTTCATCCTGTTGCTTCTGAAAATACTTCTTTAATTCTCTCTTCCATCTCCATTCTAACCTATTCCAGACAGGAAGTTTAGTATTCCAAATACCTTCCTGTTGCTCTTCCCCAAATAACAGCCTTTTCCTTACAACTGCAATGTTCTTTTTTTTTTATCCCCGTTATCCCCATTATTATTAGGGGAAACTGGTTCTTCTCCTAATGGTACATCAAAAACTGTGAATGGATAACTAAACACCTTACCCGAATCATCAGGGAGTTCTTTATCTCCTGCAAGATCCCTCCATTCATCCTTTGTGAACATATATGGAACGGTCTTATACACGCTTAATTTATATTCTTTATCTTCCGTTGCTGGTGAAACAAATTCCGTTAGCAACCTATCATCAAAATCAGGAACTAGGAACATCTGTAAATATTCACGTTTAGAATCTAACCTGGGTGTTAAAACCCATTTAGAAAATAGAAAATCTGCTGCTTCTATTGTTGATCTATTTGAATTTTCCACAATCCCCAATACTTCTGGTGGAACCCCATATACATGTATAATCATATCCCTTTCATATTTTCTTAGTTCTAACATCTGCATTTCTTCAAATGTCTGTGATATTTCCTTTACATGGATCTTTCTACTGAAAAAGAAAGGTTTAAAAGATCTCCAAAAACCCCTACTTTTAGACAACCAGTTATATTCTAACTTCTTTGTATCCTCTTCTTCCCATTCTTCATCTGGATTTTCTGGACTAATAACCAAATCCGGCCTTGCCTTATTATAAAACCATGCTTTAGCGTGCTGTGCTGCATATTCATCTATATCTAATTCATCAGTTAAAGAAGCACCCAACCCAACCCCTCTTCCCCAGGGATTAATTGGATTTGGTTCTCTAAACCATACAACCTCTTCTTTAGGGATCTTAACATCAGAAAAATAAAACTCAAACCAGGGTTTGTCTTTTGTTGGTGTCTTATCAACCCATGTGGGTGGAATAGGCCAAATAGCTATTGGAACCCCCAAACCATCCCTTTCTTTTAGCCAAAAAGCTTCCCCTACCAAATCAATCCAAAGCTGTGTTATCTGTGATCCCAAACCACCTGTCATTTCATCATTATAATTATCCAACAATTCTAACAAAGGATGTTCAAGTATTTCTACCTGTTCAAGCCCTTTTTCTTTTAACCCTCCATACATCTTTTGCCTATATTCTAAAGCTCCTTTCTGTAATTTAGGAACCTTTATAAACTTCTTCTTCTCATTCTTAATACCGTACAATTCCCAAGGTACAGCAGAAAAGCTTTTACTGATCCTGAAATTAACAGCTACTAACCAGGGTAAATTCTTATATGTTTCTAAAAGCTTTGATATCCCCCTCCTTTTAGGAGCATCACCAGATAATAAAATACTGGATAATATATTCTGTGCATTTTGCCCTATATTATCTTTCTTTGCTGGTGCTATAATTGATTTTAACCCATCTAATATCTTCATAAATATACCCCTACCACACCTGGATTCTCTTTTTGCCCCTCTTCATCTTTACCTCGAACAGTTTATTATAAGCACCACTAGAAGCGTCAACCTGATCCATTTTGAACTTAGGATTTGGGAATAACTCTAATTCATCCAAATATGCTTTATTCCAGTTCCCCTTTACTAAATATACCCTTTTCATTCCACAAGCTGCCGAAAACGGCCTTGCCCTAACTACCTTATCTATAACTGCTGGATCTTCCTTAGCATCAAAGTTTTTAAATACTTCCATTTTTAAGTAATTACTGGTTATCTTACCGCTACTTCCTGGTTCCTGCTCAAACCAAATGGGAACCCCACCACCATCATAAATAGCTGTATTCACTAAAAGGGTTTCTAATCTTGCTGGATCTAACTGATCCCTTACAACATCTATAATAAATATATCTCTTCCCTTCCTGCCCATTAAAACACCGCAACTGAAACACGGATTATTATATCTATTCTTTTCTGTTGCTGCCAAATCCCAATACCTAATAATACCATCCAATTCTTCCGGCTCTTGCTCTATTACTTCAAACCACCACTTCTTAAACATGTTTCCTTCTTCTTTTACATCCCAATCACCATTCTTAATTCTTTCCCTGGTTACAGGATCCAGCTTATTCAATGCCTTAGTGTATTCCTCTATATCTAAATAAGGATTATCATACATTGTAGCTGGAACAAAGAACAATTCTTTCTCTTCACCAGGATCTATTACCGTTGATTCCTGCATACCCTGAATATCCCATCTATCTTTCACCCAAATATGCCCCAATCCACCTGGGTTGCTTGCACTTCTCATTCTCAAAGGTATCTCTACGCCTTTTAAACGTCTTAACCTAGAAAACAAAAATAAATATTGTGTTATTGTAAATTCTGTCAATTCATCAAATGCTATATATTGGTATGAAGAACTTTTATATCGAAACTTATCATTTTCATGTTCTAAATATCCAAATGTCAATGTTGCTTTACTAGGAAATGTCCATGTTTTCTTTTCAGAACTCCATTTAGCATCTGTATCACTTAACCAATCAAAAGATCTGGGAATTAAAGCATCCGGTAATGATAAATCAGTATATGTCTTTCTTAAAATTAAAGCACTATAACCAGGAACATCAACAAACTGCAAACCACCCATTAATAATGCGTCTGATTTGCCACCTCCACCAGCCCCACCATAAAGCCCCTCTAACATAGGGTTTAAAAGAAACCTATATTGTTTATCTGTTGGTTTGTGCGGTATGTACTCGTTTCCTACCGTTCCCACCAACAATTCCCATATCTTTGAGTACGTTTCCGATAATTCCAGCGTATTTTTCCTTGTCTTTTTGGAGTTCTTTTCTGACATTGTGATGAACCTCTAATGGATTTTCTTTATCACCTTTAATCTTAAAATTGTATTCCCTTAATCCTGATATCTCATTCAATTCTTTCTGTACTAATAACGCTGTTCTATAATCTCTTCTCCGAAAACATCTATTAAATAACATCTCTAATCTTAAATGTGCCTTCCCCAACATTTCATCTCTATACTTTATTCCATCCTCTTTTATCATCTTGCTTACTTCTGCATAGTAATTATCTACTGTTTTCTTAGAAATATCCCATCTCTTCTTTCTAGCATAGTTTAATACAAAACTCCTGTCATATCCAAGCAAAACCATCCTATATATCTTATTGATCTTCTTTACTTTTTTTAAACGTCTGTTTTCTAATGATTTCTGTTGACCTTTAACAACCATTTTAAACCCTCTTTTTAAGCTTATTTCCTTTATTAATATTTAATTATCTGTATTCTTGCTTCTACATTCTACAATTCCCCCACTTAGATTCAATAGTGCTACCCAACACACCCTTTATAAATTCTTCTTTCGTAAACTCTAAATCATATAAATTGGGATTACTTCTATCAAATCCATCAGGATCTAATATTTTAACACCTGTTTCCTTTTCCCATTCAGTAATGGTCTTTTTAACAATATCTTTATTTTTCATTACACACCTCCTTTAACCTTGCTACCTTTATTAACTCATTATTTAAAAGAAGAATAAGGTTTCCCCTCTAAATCCCTTGTTCCTAAAGTACGTGTTTGATACCCCTTATTGTATATACCTTTTCTTTTAATATTCTTTGAATTTCTATCACCATACATCTCAAAGAACCCTTCCAAAACTTTTGCTACCCTTTCTATCCACATAAAATAAGCTTCTAATTCTATCTTCTTAGCTACAATCTCTTTACAAAACAAACAAAATAAATTCCTTTCCCTAACCCAACATGTGCTAGATACCATACCATCTATAAATTCTTCCTTTGTAAACTTGCGTTTATTTAATTCTGGATCACTTCTATCAAAACCAGCTGGATCTATTATCTTAACTCCTATTTCTTTTCCCCATTCAGATATTGTCTTTTTAACTTCTTCCCTTCCTGGTGGATCTGCTTTATTTATTGTACTCTTTTTTGGTTGATAACCACCCCCAACAATAACCACCTTCTCACCATGAACCACCATTATTTACACCTCTTAACTTTATTTTTTATTCCTTCCCTAACCGCCTTTATTCTATTATATGCAATATTTAAATAATCCTTTTCTTTCTCTATACCTATGAAATTAAATCCTTCTAATATTGCTGCTTTTCCCGTGGATCCACTACCCATGAATGGATCTAATATTATTCCTTTCTTTGGTGTTACTAATCTACAAAGATATTGCATTAATTTTGTTGGTTTTACCGTAGGATGATAATTCCCTCTTAAATGTACCCCTCTATTTCTAGGATTATCACCACCAGGATTACCTTCTTTCCTTATAGTGTCCTGCTGTTTCTTTTCTAATTCCTCTAATCCTTCATCCCTATCTTTCTTACATGCCTTAGCACAATAAAAGAATCTAGCAGCAGATTTATTATTACCATTATCA